CGTGATATGCCCCTTTGGAGTCCAGTCGCAATCAGTCTGTTGAAAGAAGGTGCGGCAGCATCAGGGGGCGGTTCAAGCGGTGGTGCATTTACCTCAAGCGATGCGGGGGGCTTCAATCCAATTCATTCAACACCAAAGCGAAAGCGACCACGCAAATTGAAGATCGCAAAAGAAACCATCCTACGTGCGCCATCTATTATTGGCGAGGACGAAGAAGGAGATAATGTGGCTCACACCATGAAACATGCTCGACGTGCCATCACCGAAGATGATATGGCAAAAACAACTGAACAATTGTTGGAAAAGGTGAAAGGACTCAACAAAAAAATGCTTGAGATGTTCTCAGGAGAATATGGACTTGAGCGAACAGAAGAGGGCAAGTGGACTGTCAATGAAGCAATTGACGACGACATCATAGAGAATATGTTCCCTCGTATGAATCGCATTTCACCTGATGGCGGGGCATGGGCTGGAATGCAAGCCGACATCACCGCACCAAGAGGACCAACGGAACTGATTGAGGATAGCGGAACTACATTTTACGATCCCAAAGAAGGTGAAGAGGTTGAAGAAATCCCAATGAAGCATCTCCGTGTAAAGGATGAGCCAACTGGTGAAGAAGCCACAATTGACATCGAGAATGGTCAAGCAACCCTTCGTATGCCATTGAAAACGCAACAGGAGATGGCTGATGAGCAAGAAGTTCAACCCGATGATAGGTCGGAAGCCGAAGAGATTTGACCATATCCATTCATATAGGATTACACAAAGTCGTTAGGACAATGGCGACCACACTTGACCTTCAAACGGCATCATGGAATGCCGAAGGTTCGGACTTCCTGTTGAAGTCTGTTGGAAGTGCGGGTGAACTCTATGTCGCTGGCTATGCCTCCGTTGATATGGTGGATAAGCAAGGGGATCGAATCCCAACCTCCGCATTAAAGAAGGCATTTGGTCAATTTATGGACAACAAAGCATTCCGCAATGTTCAGTTGGCTCATTCAGGTATTCAAGTCGGTGAAGTCGTTGCAGACCACACCGATTCTCAAGGTCGTGTGTGGAAATCCGAAGTGGATGATCACGGTCTATTCGTCGTATGCAAAATCTGCAACGACATTCAAAAAGCACGTGAAGTGCAAAAGCAAATCCGCAATGGTGATTTGCGAGCGTTTTCGATTGGCGGTCAAGCCCTGTTTCGTGTTAGCAAGACGACACCAGAACTTGGAAGCCATCGAGAGATTACCGATCTTGAATTGCATGAAATCACGCTATGCAAGAAAGGTATCAACCCCGAATCAACCTACACAATACTGAAAATGGAAGATGATAACATGAGCAACACAGAAGTTTTGAACGAAATAAAGGCTGGACTGAGCGAAGTTCTCAAAGAACTGAGCGAAAAAGAAGAAACCAAAGAGGAAAAGTCCTACAAAGAGGAAAAATCCTACAAAGAAGATGAGGGCATGACAAAAGGCGAAGAAGAAGCCGCCCTTGATTACATCACCACACTTGAGAAGTTCGCTCATGAATCAGGCGTTGATTTGAACGGACTCCGTGATCACTTCGGCTTGGAGAAGGCTTACCTTCTCGAACAAGGTCGTGGCGGTTATTCCCATCGTGGACAAGGTGATGAAGTCGGTTCTGGCGAAGATGCTTCCGAACCAGCATACCCATCCCTTCCAAGTCCTGGTGGCAACCAATACGTCATCAAAGCCCCAAGTGTTCCAAACATGAACATGAACGCACCTTCTGGCAACCAAAACGTTGTGAAGTCCTTGACTCCTGAGATGTTGGAGAAGGGCTACCGCACCTACGCTGCTCTCCGTGATGAAGAAGCAGTTAAGGGACTGGTTGAGAAAGAATGGCAAGACCGCTATGAGTCCGAAACGGCTCATGCTCTTGAAGTTCGCAAGCAAAACGATGTTGGAGTCCAACTGAACTCCCTACGTGAAGAGATTGCTATGCTCAAGTCCGAGAACGCATCCCTACAAAAGAGCGAAGTTGCACCTTCGACTCCTTCCACCTCCATTCGTGTGCCAACGCATGATGAGTTCGCCCAGATGGGCAACGATCTTGACGGCTGGCGAGCAGCAGAAGCACTTGCTCAACGTGCATTGCGAGGCGAATGATACAATACTACAATATGGAGATGATGAATTATGACACAAGGCTACATTCGAACAATTGAAGATATGGAACGCCTGTATTACGGTGCAGGTGCAGGAACAAACGCATGGGCTTACTCAGGAACAGACCTGTTGAAAGCCGATTCACCTTTGATGTCCTCAACCGCAGGAACTTACCAAGCGATCTTCGGACGCAAGGTTTGGTCGCAACTCAACCAAGAGTTCAACGCATTCTCAATCCTTCCAAAGAAACCTTGGGAGAAGTCGGGATGGCGTGTCGTTTCAGGCAAGCCCGATGATGCCGTCGGACTCCCTGAGAACGGAACGCTACCAGACTCCACCAAGCCAACCTTCGAAGAGGTTTCCACGAAGCCTAAGACGGTTGCTTCCAAGTTTGACCTCAGCGAAACCGCCATGTTCCTTGCAGACAAGGATGATGGACTCGGTGATGCAAGAGCAGTTATCAAAATGGAAATGTCCAAGTCCCACGCTGAGAGCATCAACAAAATGCTCTTGAAAGACGTGAACACGGCTGCTGGAAACACTTTCGAATCCATTGATCGTGCTTTGTCCTCATCCAAGATTGAACTTGCTTCTTTCACAGACGTTGATGCGCTATCTCGCCACAACATGTATTCCATCACCCGAAACACAGGGGCAGGAACACGTGCATGGTTTGATGCCAACGTTTCTGCTGGAACTGGTGGTGCTGAACGCCCACTTACCCTCAACACCCTTGACGGAATGTTCCGTGAAGTCTGGGAACGTGGAGGTCAGCCGAAGGTTATCCTCACAGGATATGACACCATCGAGAAGATCCAACAACTCTTGCAGCCTCAACAACGTTTCACCGAGATGAAGCGTGTTTCACCATCCGTGAACGGTGTTCAAGGAATCCCTGGCATGGAGGGCGGTTTCGTCGTCGCTACCTACAACGGAGTTCCAATCATCCCTGCAAAGGACGTTCACGCACCTGCTGGCGGATTGTCCCGCATTTACATGCTGGACACCGACTACATGTATTTCTGCACCGCAAAGCCTACTCTTTACCATGAGTCAGGTATTGAAACGGGCGATCCATTCGGCATTAACCGTCTTGGTCAAGTCGGTTTGTTCCACACAATGGGTGAACTATGGCAACTCTTCTATGGCGCACACGGCAAAATCCGTGATTTGAGCGCATGAGCAAAAAAATGATACAAGGAAGTGAAGAAAAATGGTAAATGTAAATCTAACCGAAGCAAGTTGCACCGTCGTTGCAGACCACCCAATCTGGGCAGGTGTGCAAGACCAATCGAACACAGACTGGCTGCAAAGCCCCATTGGGTCAAATGCAGCCATTGGCGCATCAGCAATGATGATTGTTGATTTGACCCTCGATCAAGGAGAACTCGCAACCACCTTTGACCTCACGGACACAGGCATTACGGGCGTTTCTGGAACTGCGGTCCTTTCAATTCTTGGACTTACCAACCTCACGGCTGGCGCACGTGTTCCTGCATCCCCTTCAATCTCAGGCGCAACCATCACCTTCACAGGCGGTGGCTCGGCTGGTGTTGGCGATGGCGACGTTGTTCGAGCGACCCTTCTATACCGTTGAGGTGTTCCCTGATGGGAATTAAGGTGCAATACGTGGGCGCACGTTCCTACACCGAGTTCCGTCTTGGAAACAAAGTCGTTGGCTTTGGTCATGGCGAGATTCAAGAGATGGATGGTGCAGCAATCCCTGTTTTCCGTTCACTTGTGGATAACGGCTCAACTATGTGGAAAATCATTGACGATGCCCCCTCCAAGACGGAAGCCATGAAAGAAGCCATCGAACCTACGGTGGTTGAAGAGATCGTGGAAGAACCCGTTGTTGAGGCTGAGGCTGAGGCTGAGGAATCCAGCGATGTTGATTATGCTTCAATGACAAGAGCGCAACTTATGGCTTTGGCAAAAGAACGTGGACATACCACCAAGAACACCATGAAGAAAGCAGATCTGATTGAACTTTTGTCGGCATAGGTGTTTTGAATGGCAAACAATCGTGAAACATTTACCGATGGCGACTTCTATTTGAGTCGTTGCCGTGTAAATCGCCACGTTATCGAATTGACAGGTGGCGAAACAAAACAGGTTGCTTTGAACGGCAAAGTGTCAAAGGTTGTCATTGATGCCACAGATTCTCAACACGCACTTGGTTCTGGCAATCATGGACGTTTTCAACTCTTGATGGATATTGAGGATGGGGCGGGAACTGAAATCCCTTATTTTGACATGATAGGCAAATTGAATTACACAGGTGGAGGATCGGGTCAAGTTGCTTTGCTTGAGGTATCACCAGGTTCAAACAAAGGAACTGCCACTTCGAAGAACTCATTGCACTTCTCAATCACCACTACATCGGCTGCTGAGTCTAACGGTGTAGCGATAGATGAACCCGCAGCATGGAATGGGCTTGTGTGTGGAAACGTGAGAGTTCTTTGCGATATTGATCCTGCTACTCCTGGTGTTCTTATTGATCCAAGCGCAGTTATCCGAGTCATAATCCTTCTTGAATAGAGCAGTTATTGGGGAAGGGATATAAACAAGCACACAATGAGGAATTAACATGGCAATCACCTATGACAGACCAAACGTTTTCGGAACTCTATATGTTCAATCTGGCGAATACTCAGGAGAAGTTGCAGACTTCGACATTGACCTCTCTATGCTTGGTGAGATTTACTCAATCACCATCACCCCAACTTCCGCTTCATTCCCAAGCGCAGCAGCAGCCGCAGTTGCCAACGGAACAACCGCAAAAGTGGACTTCGCCACCGCAGGTGGAGATGGTCGCTTTTTAGTGATCGGCACACGTGCATGATGGGGGATGCCCCATGCCACGACTTGAAATTGCTGATATTGACCTTGAAACGTCAATTGAAATCAAGAAACGTCGCAACAACCGTATGTTCGAACTCATGACCTCTCAGGGGTCAATCGCTGAAGAACAATCACCATTTAGCCGTGAGAACATGGCTAAGGCTCAATCTCGCTTTGTGAAGATAAACAAACATGAAGCGAGGGATATTCAAAACATCGGCTCAGGAACACGTTGCACATCATGTGGACTACTCCACTTTTTGTGGACTCCTGAATGTGCCGTATGTGGAGAAGCAATGCACTTCAATTTAGGAGGACACCACCAATGAGCGAAGATAAACCATACGATGAACCAACACCTCCTGAATCCGATAAATACGGTTTTAGGCAAAAGCCAAAAAAGACCCAACGTGAAATCATGATGGAAACCCCCCCTCATAAGTTGAAGAAGGATAAGCCTTTCACAAAGGCATGGGACGATCTCATCAAGTTCGGTGATTGCCCCGTTTGTCATGGCGACCCAATGGCTTGCCCTGAATCGAACAAGCCAGCATCGGCTTGTAGCCGAAGAAGGAACGCAATAAAGCACAGTCAAGGAAGGGCAGCAGTTCGACAAATGAGGCAAATGTCCCGACGTTAAGGAGGGATAACAGATGCCACAATCATTCAATCCAGGACATAGACCAAGTTCACCACTACACCCTGATGAACTGGTTTATTGCTCGGTTGATGATGTAGCGAACTTCCTACAATTGCCACTTCCCGATCCCGTAGCGTTATCAGGAGATAGCAGCATTGTTGGTTCTGATCTCAAGTTGCCAATCACAGGTGCGAACTATCGTCGGTGGAAAATCGAGGCTGAAACCTCAATCACCGTTTATGATGATGCAGATGCGCTCGGCAAGACCTACACCGTGTCCAGCGTTGAAAGTGCAGGTGGAGGCAATGTGAATATCGTTGTTCCTAAGAAAGATGCTGAAACATTCACAACCGCCAATAGCGCACAAATCCAAGTCAATTCAGCATTCACCAACTCCAAAGAGCGAGGCTTGACCAAATCACAGGTTGAAACGCTCATCCGTGAGAAGCAGGATTACATAGATACGGTTTGCCGTATGTCATGGCGACCTCACTTGGTTGCTGATGAATACCAGAACTTCACCACATTCAAACCATATCGTCGTCGGTATTACACGGACTATGTAGGGGCGGTCTATTTGAGGAACAGATCGGTTCAACGTATTCTTCGACTGAGCGTATGGCAGGGCGATAAATACCGAGAGTTGGGGTCGTCTGTTATCAAAATAGCCGTCAAGTCTGTTGAGATGGGGGCGAGCGATAAGTTGTTCCTATGCCCTGGTGTGGCTCACACGGCAACGCTACAACGTGGCAAGACTTCATCCACATGGGATGGGGATTTTGGCGATAAAACAACTGCACAAAACATTGCGAACCTCATCAACAAAGACAAAGCCACCAGTCGCAGCGATATTGCGATTGGAACGCTTCAAGAGAATAGCAAGCAATTGAACGTGGATGATGAGTTCTTGGCAACCGCCAATAGCGATGAGGGGGATGGCATCGTCATGCTATCGTCCATGCGTTCAACCGAAGAAGGAGAGGACATCACCATCGCTACAAACAACCCAAATGCTTTCGAGTTCTCATTGGGTCAAGATGTTCAAAGCACAATCACAAACGTTAGCGGTTCGGACTTTACCGTAAGCGATGCAAGTTCTTTCACCAAGCGTGAAGGGCTGGTGTTTTACACCACAGGAGGCACAACCTATGTTGCTCGATGTAGCCGTGTTGAAAACGTATTCACAGTCAATGACGACACCTTGACAACAGGTTTTGTAGCAAACCTCGCCAACGATCTTGTTGTTAAGCAGTTGAGGTTGAAAACCGATGTCATAGATGAAGCCCGTCAAAAGGATTGGTGGTCAATGGAGGACAACGGGGCGATCATGTTCAACAACCAATATCCGTTCTATGAGAACCATTCTTTGAAGGTGTCATACGTCTATGGCGAGCGTTATTTGGATAAGGTGATTAAAGAGGCTTGCATCAAGTTGGTGTGCATGGACATTTACCTCACGGATGATTACACCGTGTTGTTCCCAGAAGGGACGAGCAACATTGACCTTAATTCAAAGGTGCAAAAGTTGGATGAAGAAGTGAAGCGTATGCTCATACCGTATCAAGAGTCCATCATCGTTGCAGGTATGGGTGGTTGAATGCTTTTCACTTTCATGGAGGATTACTGCAAGGAACTGGCTAAGGCATACAAAAACCTCGCCAAGTCCACCGATGCAGCCCTCAAAGGAGAGCCAAATTATCAAAATCAACTCAAGGATCGGGAAGAGGCATTGGCTGAAATTGACGGAATCTCTATGAGCGATGAGGACATAGAGGCAAATGTGGAGATTCAGGCTCAAGCAAGCCCATACCGTCAAAGAGTCAATGATGATGTTCAACGTGTTTTGAAGGTGATGCGAGATGGCTAAGGACGCTCTTATTGCCATTCGAGATTTGTTGGATTCCAATTGGAACATATCTCCTAAACCCTCCATTGAGGACATCACGGTATTGGACAAAGGAGAGGGAAAGCGTGGTCGCCTTCAAGATCATGACATCATCCGTATTTTTGAAACGGCTCACAATGAAGCCCAACCAGAATTGTTGTTTGATTTTGTGAATATCAACGTCAATCTCACCATTGACATTCGAACCGTCAAGAGCCGAGAGCGATTATCCGCCCTTAGAGATGAGGTTCGGAGAATCATTCATAAACACAGAAAGGGCAATAATAGCGACTTTGACAGGGTTATATTCAAGACGAGAACGGATTTGTCGGACCGTAGCAAGAGGTTCTTTCGATATACGATGCAAGCCGAAGTGATTACGTTTGCCGATGCTTTAGAAACAATTACATGAGGAATGAAAGATGGTTGGAACGATATTCAAGGGTGATGTAGCCGAAGTATCATGGGGTAAAGAAACGGGTCTTATGGCTCAAGGTGATGGTGGCGCAACGGGCTGGACTCACACCTCCACATCTGGCAACACCAGCCTTCTCACAATCGGAACTGGCGTATATTGGCACACAGGATCGGGAACTGATGTTGAGATTCCCGATAACGCATTGGTCGGTTGCATCCTCCGCATCACAGGCGGTGGCAATTTTGGTTCGGACGATTACGCATCAACTCGACGCACTTACTACGTTATCGCAAATGATACTACTAATGGAACAATCACCGTTCAACCAGCATTGGCTACGGGAACATCAACAAATGGTGCGGCAGGGGATATTTTGGTGCTTGACACCAACCGTTGTCCAACCTTTGAATCAGCCATGACCGATGCAGCACAACAGGTCAAGACCGATCAGTTCTTTGGACTTCTTGACAACTTCTCCCTTCCTGAGCCAGAAATCACGGTTCAAAAGCAACACATTGTCGGCATGGGTCGTGATGTGAACGTCCTCACAAGCGGCAAAGAAACCCTTGCTGGTGGTTCTTTCACCCTCAATGCCCACACCCTGCGTTGGATGAAATATGCACTTGGAGGACATGTAGCAAAGAGCAAAGGTGAGTTTTGCACTATCAAAACAGGACCAGCCCCTACCGATTCGGAACTCCCTCTCAACATCAAAGCCGCAACCGCAACATATCAAGCACAACAATTTGGAACTGCTGATACTGATACCTTGACCGCAGTTTCAACAACTGCATTGACAGGAACAAGCAGTTTGGTTGTTGGTGATCATATCATCATTGGGGCAAAAAGCCAACTTGGTTCATCAGGAACAATCGTTCTCACCCACGCACCAACCGACACGCATGAGGTCGTTGATGGCACAAACGGTGGCATTTTCAAAACCATGAGTTCAACAGGCGAGGTGCTTTATGGATCTTTTACGGGCGTTGTAGCCAACGCCCTTACTGGTTGCGCTGATATTGATGTTGGCGCAGAACTTCGTGGGAGAGTCGCAGATATTCCAGTTTATACCCTTGCGCCCCTCCAATCCGCCATTGCTCGACGTGATGTGCGAGTTCATCTTGGTGCAACAATCGCCCCAAAGTTCGCAGTTGGCGACTACATTCAAATCATGGATAAGGACACGCACTCTATTCCTGGTCAAGACGATACATTGCCAACGGTGTTCAAGAATGAAATCCGCAGGGTCATTGCAGTTGATGGCTCAGGTGGCTACGTTTATGTTGAAGAACCATTCTTCTTTGCACATTCTGTTGGATCGGCTGGTGTTGAAAGACTTCAATACGCATCCGATAATTCAAGAGGAAGTCCAAACATTGTTTCAACAACCAAAGAACTTCAATTTGGTGTTGAACACACCCTCTTTGGCGACACGTCGCTTCCAACATTCATGATTGAGCAATCATTCCGCAGGGATAACGCAACACCTGGAACTGAACAGTTGCTACGCCTTTACAATGGATGCAAAGTTGGCGGCATGTCCTTCTCAGCAAACACCGAAGGCGAAGTCAAATTACAGGTTGATTATGAGGGAGGACGGCATTATACCGATACGGCAAATGCGTTCACTCCACATCGTATGTTTGAGAACACGGCAGACTCCGCCATTAACCGCAAAGCATCTGGCATTGCCGTCAATGGTGAAAAGCCATATCTATTCCAAGACCTATCCTTTGAAGTGTTTGGACGACCTGTGTTGCGAGCAACCCAAATTGAGTTCTCCATCAACAACACCAACACCGCCCGTCATTTCATTCGTGGGTATGAAGGGAACACAACCGATAGCGACCAAGTTCAATTGGCTGGTGTTCAAATGCCTCTTGACATCACCGAAGCGCAGCGTGAATACACATTCTCCTTTAGTGCAATGATTGAGGACGATCAATTGTGGGAACAGATTCGAACTCGCAAGCATCATCAAAACACAAATGACATTACCTTGACGATGAAAAAGCGTGGAAGCAATAGCACACGTGAAAACGCTACAATTACGATTGAGGACTACACCATCACAAAAGCCGACCACCAAATACCCGATGATAAAGGGGCGGTGATCGTGCAGGTCGAATTGGTGGTTCGCCACTTGAAAGTTGTGGAGAACTCAGTTTATCTCACACTTTGATGATGAGGCTTTATAGCAAAAATGAAACAACGGTGATATAATGCGATTGACGGGAACTGTAAATGTTGATGGAAAGCGTGTGGCTTTGGATTGGAAAATTGATGGTATATCGGTAAAGGCTGGTCCTGGTCTTTCAGCCGATGATGTGAAGGTTCACACTTCACTACCCAACTTGGCAAAAGCATTGCCAGGTGAGCCAGCACCGATTGAAGAAGTCGTTTCACACCGATATGATGCAATGAACGTGTCCGAACTACGCATTGAACTTCAACGTCGTGGCTTACCAACTGCTGGCAAGAAAGCCGATCTCATTGAACTCTTGATTGAGGCTGATTCAATCGGAGAAGAACCAGTCGAAGAGGTTGTTGATGAATCAGTTGAAGAACCAGTTGGAGAAGGAGAGGAAGAGGTTGTCGAATAATCCCTTCGTCCTTAGCAATTCACCTCAACGACATGAATTAGAAACACCAGTCGGAACGCTGGTTGTTTTCGTCAAACCCCTTTCATGGATTGAGCAGCAAGAAGCCATGTCGCAATTCGTTTCATTCAAGACCAATGCCGATGGTGATGTTGCACCAAACATTGATCTTGGGGGCTATTGGAAATATGTTCTTACAAATTGTGTTGTTAAGACCGAACCATCCCTTAGCAAGAAGGATTTGTTAAATCTCACACCAGAAGTTGGCAACGCAATTCGTGAAGTGCTTCCTGATCTTAATGACATCATCGGACAGTTCGCAGGTGGGGCAGACCCTTTGGGCTAACCTACGAGGATTTGGTCTTGTTCCTCGATGAAGAAATCCCCGATGATGAAAGACCTGAACTCAATGTTCAACAGGCAACTATCCTGTCATATCAAGCCATCACCTTTGGTTTAGGAACTCACTTTCATTGCCCCCCTCACTTTTGGGATAATCAACCGCCTGATCGTGTCATGCTTGATTACATGATAATGCGAGCAGCCAACGATAAGAAGGCTGAAATGATTGACCGAATGAAAAAAGAGGCTGAAAGGCAAATGAAACACGGAAGAGGCAATAAGGGGCAACCGCTACGCACAACAAGCGATGCTGACTTTTTCGAGCGTCATAATGCAAAAATGATGGGTGAATGATATGTCGGAGTTGGACAAGTTCATTACCAGTCAAGCAAGGTTAAACACGCTTGCCAAAGACCAATCAAAATCAATCAACATTCTTAACATTCAATACAAAATGCTGAACAAAATTATGGGCCCGTTTTACACCAAATACGTTGATTTGAAAAACACAATGGAAACGGCAGGAGAAGTCTTTGATGAAATGACTAAAAAAACCGAGAAGTTGGGAGATGCCGTCAAGGTGGCTTTAGGACCAATCGGTGGAGTTCTCAAGGCATTTCAACAAATCAACACCATTATGATCTTCGTGCTTGGTGCTTTTGCTTTGGTTGGTGCTGCCGTCTTTTTGCTCACGAAACAATTTGGCGGGGGTGAGCAAGCCTTTGGCGCATTCGGCATGGTGATCGAGGCAGGTAAAGGCATCATTGACGCATTCATGGGGGCGATTGAAGCCGTCATAGGTGCGGTTAGCGGAATTGACTTTGCAGGGGCAGCAGGAGGCTTTATTCCTGTTCTTGAGGGCATTTTTGTGTTCTTGGCAAACATTTTGACACTTTACATCACCTTCTATACTGCCATATTGACAGGTATTGGCGACATTGTAGCACGTATGGATGAAGCAGGAATGTTTCAGCGTATTGTTGATGCCTTCGGTGTTTTCTTTGGGCTTGTGGGTATGGCAATGGGCATTATCAAAAGTGCAATTGACGACACAGGATTAACAATGGGCGATTTGATTTCAGGCATTGAGGGGTTGATTGAAGGGATAGTGGACTTCCTCTTTGATAGTGGCATCATTGAGTTTGCCGTTTCAGTCATTGAATACGTTGCAGTTATTTATGGGGTTATTGCCGTTTTAGCAGGGCATATCATTGCTTTGTTCATCCGAATATGGACTCGTTTAGGTCCACCAATAATCAACTTCGTGAAGGCATTTTTCTCATTCCTTGAACCAATCGTCCGTATCATCACAGGGATTTTAGGGCTGATTATGAATGCAATCATGGGACTCATAAATTGGATTGCACCTTACTTTGAAACTGCGATGGATGCAATCATGGTTGTTCTCGATCCAATCATTGAAGCCATTGAGTTTATTCTTGATGGTGCAAGCGCAGCGTTGGAGATTGGAGGCGACATTTTGGGTGGTGCTGCCGACTTCTTGGGCTTCAACGATGGTGGCGTAGCGACTGGTCCGAAAAGTGGTTATCCTGTGATGCTACACGGAACAGAAGCGGTTGTTCCATTGCCAGATGGTCGAACTATCCCCGTATCAATCAAAGGCGATGTTGGCGGTGGAGGTCAAACAAACAACATCAACATCAGCGTAAGTGGTGGAGGCAATGCAAGGGACATTGCCAAAGCCGTGAGCGATGAAGTGAGCAAAGTTCTTCGCAACCGTTCAAGAGGCGGTTCTTACACCAGGGGCGTGATGTGATATGCCTATGATTCAACTAATTCGTCGAGATAGCACCATCATTGAACTTGAGGCGGTGGACATTCAATTCTCAATTCAGCGAAACGTCTTGGTTCACCCCATTCCATTGCTCGCCACACGTGCTGCATTGGATCTGAATCAACCACAGGTTGGCATCACCATCAACGGCATTATCACCGATGATGAGCAAGCAAAGGGTGATTCATCGGCTGAAATGACCATTGATTTGTCATTGGCGTTTGGAGTTGCAGGGGCGGGTTCATGGTATCAATCGCTTGGGGTCAATTGGGCTGGTGTCAAGACTGAGATGGATGGCGTATCAATTAAGTTCTCAACAAAGGGGCAAATTGATGCCGATCTTGGCGAAACCATTGAATTGCGATTGATAAATGGAAGCGGGTCAAACGTTGTAGCAACTGCAAGTGTGATTTTTGCCGACATATCCTCAACCACCAACACAGGCGGGGTATCAACGGCAATCAAGACGGCTTTAGACGCAGCCAACATCAAAGTGAACGGCTCAACTGTTGCTTTCACAAGCGAGGCTACGGTATCAACAAAAGCGGGACAGGCTGCATCGGTTTCATATCAGCATCAATCTGGCTCATCTGGAACGTTTAGCAATGAAATGCTGATTATCAAAAACAATGCAACTGGCTCAAGCGGGAACTCCCCTGTTTCAGTTCGCAAAATTGCCAGTTCAAGTTCAATCAATTGGACTAAACAGTTTTTCGTGTCCGACTTTTCAGGTGGCGTTGATGGTGTCAAAATGACACGTGGCGATAAATTGCAGGATTTAATCAACTCAATTACGAACCCAAGTGCTGGTGGTGCGCTCATCAGCCCCAACGTATTGACTGGATCGGCAATTGACCTTCCAGATTCTATCGCATCATTTGACTCGGCTCAATTCCTTCGCATTGACCAAGCAAAAGCCGTGAAGAAATACATCGTCGGTGTTCGCATACCGTATGAGTCCATTGTTTCATCAACGTCTGGCAACAGGGAGTTGCGACAGTTCTTGATTCCAGCAGGACCAGGCACAGATCATAGTGCCGAGTCAAACACCGAACCGTTTGACCCTGTGGAGATAATCAACAACAAACCTGTTCGACCAAACCCATATCTCCAACAGGGTGTCGCCATTCCTGTTGTAGTTCAGTCGTTTGACCCGTCCTATGAAGCGGGAGATTCGGTGTGGAATTACCAAATAACCCTTGCACCAGCCGAACAATTGGTGGGGTTATGACATGGGGATGCACAAAGTCAAGAGCAAAGCCATTCGCTTCAATGGCTTCACCGATGGCATAGTCGTGCCAACTGGACAATTCAAAGAATCGGGTGTCAATCTCCTTCACCCAACATACGCAGGAGGGGCAGCAACAACAAAGAGCGATGCAACCAAGATCGGGAGATTGCACCTCGCAACAGAAACCAATCCTTTGAATCGTATTCTTGGACCGTTCACCATTGATGCTTTCGTTGTTCCGAACTATGGCGGAACTGTGGTGATAAAACCGAAGTGCTTTGAGTTGAAAGTTGGGCATCCTTTCAGGAATGCACCCATCGAGTTCTCAATTCATTGCGTAGGGCGTGTTTTCACGCTCTCCACGCCCTTTGATGTCAATACCCTGCGTGAATCCCATAGTGGCACGTATGGAGGCGGAGAACACCTTCCAGACGACATTTCCGAAGGGGCGCAACCTTTGATGCTAATAACGGCACAATTCACAGGCGATGAAATGCGAATATACGTGAACACAAATCTCGTCGCCTCCCTCAATTTGGTGCATCAACGTGTGCTTGACAACGTTTCATCCGACCTATTTATTGGAGGTCAAGGAGGCGAATATCGAGGTATCATTGAGAGCGTCCGTATTGACAGGGGAACAAATGCGCCATTGCTTCAACCATTGACTATCACCGATCAGACTGTTGGGCTTTGGGATTTTGAGGATGAGTTGGATATTCCGAACCTTCACTTCTTCAACAACAAAAATGAATCCTCGCCATCACAGGGACGTGATGGAACATTGGATGAAACAGGATTGCTTGAGAATCCAATGGTGTTTCTCGGTTATGATTTTGTGAATGAAGGAGATTTAGGATATTTTCGAATCTATGACAAGCCTTCTCATCCAGAAAGAAATGACGACACCTATTCGGCTTTGGAGAAGTTGGCGCATATCGCAACAGGCATTCCGTTGGAGGATATTCAACGTCAAACATGGTATTCAACGTCGCTTAATCTAAACGCTTACACGTATGGAACAAACACAGGAACGCTTGACTATTTGACATCGGGGAGAATCAAGCAATCAACATTGAATGCCGTTATCAATCAATCAGGAACACACCCATTGACTGGTCTTACAAAGACGGCAAGCGGTCAAACACGTGATTTGACAAACGATACTGATTTCACCCTCTCAACCATTGACGATCTCGACCCAATGGTGAATCCAATTGAGCGTGTAAGAATTATCTCACTTGACTTTGAAAACAACCGTGTGGTATGCCAATCTGTTCATTTGCAGAATGATTCCACCACTTCGGCAACCATTGAGAATCACCCAAAGGGGCAGGGTTTGTTGTTTGACCATGCCGACGGAACTCCAATTTGGTTGGTGTTGGGCAACGGTGATTTGGTTCTCGACCCTGGCAACAAAAACACATCATCTTCCGTATCAAATCAATTGACACGTCAAAAAGACGCATTTACGAGAGCAAGATTCACGCAGGGGCAAAGATTTGAAGATCGTAGTGGAAGCAAGAACACCGCATATTTTGTATCAACACAAAGTCGAATACCATCCACGATTGGAACTTCGCCTACAACATCGGAAGCAACAGATCCAGACCCGCCCTTCTTTGGGGCATTGAAAATGTGGCTACCTGTTAGCGGTTTATCGGGATATTCCGATGGGGCTACTGTTCCTCATGTTCCCGACTTTAGCGGGAATAAATACGGTGTTTATCCAATTGGAACTTGGGCATATCAAGCCCAAAGTGCTAATTTCAATTCTCGACCATCATTGAAAATTACATCATCGGATGCGGCTTTGGTGAACATTGATACGCTCGATGGAGAATCCGAGAAGTTTAGCCATGCTCTCGGAACAAATGGTTTCACGGCATTTTTCATGATTTACAACCCTACTGCATCCAGTTCTGGTCCGTTTGATTTGCTCGGTTCTAATTCAGGACTTCCAAAAACGTTCTTTGGTCAAGCAGCAGACTCCAATGACTTTGCATTAACAAACAATGGAATTACCACTACGTTATCCACGACAACTGCCGATCTTACAAATGCTGGATTGTTGATTTTGGAGTTCAACCACGCTACAAACAATGCCATAATTTATCAAAACAATGCGGCACACGGCACTTTTGTTGGTAGTGTTGTTCAAAATTACCGATTCGACGGTCAATTGTTTTGTTTATTCGGAAGGGCTTTATCTGCTAACATATCCACCAAAACAGGGACGGCAAGCAACAAAGCCCCCCAAAACGTTGAGTTTGCTGAGTTCATGTTCTATGAAAGGGTTCTTACATCGGCTGAACGCCAGCAGGTTCAAGGGTATTTACTCAACAAATACGGAGTGATCTGAATGGCGAATCTCAAAGACTCCAATGATGAAGGCTACGCTGGCATGTCGGGAATGACGACTTACAACCGAGTTGAGGGTGAGTTCTTCTTGCGTCAAATGCCCTCTCCTGATGAACAAATGGTCAAGCAAACCATTCAAGGCGTAGTTGATGAGTTCATTTACAAAACGGACGAGGTATCGCTACAATCCATCCTCAAGGAAAATGAAGAGGTAAGCATCACCGAGAATGTTTATTTGGGCGAGTCCTCCGCTATTGTCAATCAAACCAAAACGTCTTTTGCATTGGACGCAGGAGGCGACCCGTTTAACCGCATGGTGATTCAAGCAGGTGTTGGTTCTTACAATTCTGATCTTGCTGCCGACCTCTCAGCGTCCGTATTTGATGAAGTGATTGCCCTTGCCGTTGAGAACATTGAACCGTTCATGATGAAAGGACTTGACATTGACTACACGGCAGGATTGGTGGACAACAAGCCAACAAACGATGGCTACATCAAGCATTTGACTCCCTCCGATGAGCCACACATCGCTTCGATTGAATCTCCCGCATACCTGATCGCATCAGGCGGTCCAAGTCGTGTTCTTGTGTTCTATGATGCCATAGACCTCACAGGAGAGGTCGTTGCAGGAACTACACTTGCCAGTTCGGACATCAACCCATATCAACGCCCATATCATGTTCAAGGCAGCAACAAAGGGTATTTGGTTGTGAAAAAAATGATTCCTTCCGCCTCAACCCTATATGAAGTATCATCGGGAACATGGCGAAGCCTATCGGACATTCTGTTCAAGCCGTATTCCTCAGCACCAGCCGTCAATTCCGACGTTCAACTCACAATCACCGCCCCTGGTGGTTTGATTTCACTTCCTACAAAGGACTTCAAACGCCCCATCAAATCGCACACTCTCAAAACACATGGGTTTGGAGGTGCATTCCCCTCTCCTTTCATTGACGTGAGCGATTGCGTTATTGCCAAACAAAACAACAAAGGCGGTTATGGTCGCCCTCGTAGGGTTTTGAACCCAAATACGCCAGACGATACCGCAGATCCAACTCATCACGTTATGACCATCACCTCAAACACAGGAAGTGATTTGAAATCCTTTGATGGAACAAAGCGAACCCCTGCTGAATTATCCCGATCCACGCTTCAAGTGTTCAATGTTCTTGATAACGTGGTGAAAACAAATGAGCATGTGGTCTTGGTCGCACCCGCTAACAAAAGCCGATATGCCGTCTTTGAGGACTTCTTGACAAATGTTGATTCACGCAACGCAGCATTGGTGTCAATTGAAATCGCTTTGCTCAATGGTCGAGCCGAAGAGTTCAACACCGAGATTACCAATGGAGAGGCGAGTCTTGAATTGCGGGGGCGTTCAAAGTTAAGCGACATAACCGATAAAGAAACCAGTCGCAATCTCAATCTCGGTGAAAGTGTGCCAATCAAGGAGATTGGCGATATGGGAACGCCAACGGTTTCACTTACATTGGGCGGTTTGGGTCAAGGAGGAATTGATACAAAGCCAGACTACAACCAACACCGATTCCTCAAAGGATGGAAAGATCGTATTGTTGGTTCTGGCAACGCATCTGTTCGGAACGACCATCAAACCTCAACAGACTACGCATCCACACGTGCTTTGGTTGAATTGCCATTATTCCCTTCAATGTTTTACGATGTGGACGGAATCTATGAAGAAGCCGACCAAATCACGGATGGTATTCATCCCTTTGGTAAATCATTCCAATTGACTTTGGATTGCACAATGACGGCAAAGAACCGAGTTCAAATGGAAAAATATGAAGCAAGACATTCCGTTGATCATGGAATGAGGGATAGTTGGGCTGCAATTCAAATACACACAAAGCCTCAATTTATGGGGAATTATTCGTTTGGATTGAGAGTTCAAGACCCATCAATTCAAGCGGTGATTACATTCGTTGATTTGGCACTTGGTCCGTCCAACTCATTCATCATAGTGGATGATGTCGAGGCTTTTGTGAATGATACGCTTCAAGGGTCGCTCGGACCAAACATTGACCCCTCAACAGGGGTTTTGGCAAGGAAGTTTTACATCACAGTTGGCGAGGGTTTGGTTGCGCCAGCAACCGATCCAACCTTGACCTATTGCACTTATTTGATGATGCGTGTTCACAAAATTGACAGTTCAACAAATCGCATTTATGTTGATAAGGCGTTCCTAAGATACCCTCGAAATGACCTCACTTTGAACCTTTCAGCGATTGGTCCACGTGCAGATCAATATGCCTTTATTGGGGCAACTGTGATGCTTGGTGGCGTTTTGGTTCATAACGATTTGAGCGCACATCATGAAACATTGACCTTTGACCAAGACGATTTCATAAACACCCTTGATGATGAGTTGGAGAACTGTTTGGGGGTTAATAAGATCTCTTTATGCCCAAGTCTTTTCAACTCAATTCTTGAAACAACTAAAAATCAACCGAATACAATTCTCATCAAACATCACGTGTCAAAAGGTGGTTTGGAATGGGATATTTTCAATGAATGGAGTTCGCCCAATAATCGTGAACTCAAAGAGCCAGTTGTTTGTTTTGAGAACTTCACCGCATTGAAAGGCATCAATTCAGAAGGAGATTTACAATACGTCATACCTCGAAGGTATGATTTCCGAGATGTGGCTTTAGCAAGTGGTGGTTTCATTGGATCGGTGAATGAGTTGATTCGGCAAATCAACATGGGAGGACACCCTCAAGCCAAAAATAAGAGAGGCGATAGTGCCTTCAATCCACCTGTTTCAAGTGGCGATCCAAGCACAGGAAGCCACATGGGTTATGTGAGGGCGTATCTTGGAAAAGAAGTTGAATCACGAACAGGTGAAAAAGGATTCACAATCGTTATCCATTCAACCGTTCCTGGTGCAACTGGTCGTGATTTTGCCGTTTGGCTCACAAATAATAGCGTCTATTCCTATCAGCCCCAACAGGCGATAGGTCATGGGGGTCTTTTGGCGACCAATAGCCGTTCATATCAGGTTTCTTCATTCCCTGCACCAATGCCAATTGGGGCTGATGGTGAAACGTTTGTTCCTATCACCACCTTCACAGGCGCACCACACGGAACTTTACATCACAATCAAGACGGAGATAACACCCTTCGTGAATACAATGGAGTTGGTTCTCGTTTCATCACCCAAACAAAATCAACGGTAAGCACCAGCCTACAAGCAGGAAGTGGGTCGTATCATTGGAACACAGGTTCAAAAACATTTGACTACATGACATTGAAAGGAAAGGCGATGGATTATGCGTTGAGATCGCCAAGTCGTTTCAATGTAGGTGGACTTGGTTTAGTGAAAGTCAATGGAGAATTATGCACCTTTCAAGAACTTCATGTTCACTACGGAACAATTCAATTTGAGGCTGATGAATGCTACCTAAAAGGTGTTAAACCTTTATCCGAGCCAGATAAGTTCATCAAGGATTTTTTCGATGGGGCTATCAACACATTCACAAATGAAGTCGTAGGAATTGAGGTTGAGTTTTTGTTCCCGTTGATGGACAATGAGGCTATTCTCTTCTTTGGTGGAGGACACACAGGTTTGACGTTTGACATTAGCGACGGCACAGATAACGATTATACCAATCACTACAAACACCCCTTAGCCAAAGGACCAACGGGTTTTGCTGGCTTCCAAAATCTGGGCGAAATATCAGCACCAACGGCTATTTTGGATTTCACCGATGTTCTAAACGAGGACACCATAAATGACGACACGTTGCGAGGATTCCATCACCGAACCCTCCTTGATTCAAACAATCAGCCAGAAGGAAACGCAGCATTTTACGCACGTTTGACAAACGAACTGTATGATTCAAGCGAGAACGTAGGAACTGGTGCGCTAACTCAAGATAACACAAAATGGCGTGAAGATCTCTATAATCGAAAGTTGAGAATCACATCAGCAAACGGTTTTGGACTTCAAACAAATGGTCCTACTGCGGCAGCAGAAGAAACACCAACAGGGGCAAATCCATTGGTGAAGTTGTTTCATCATGGAGATGTTGTGGCTTTGTTTAACAACAATGCAGGAACAATTGAAGCCGAACACGGAGAAGTGAAAGAGTTCAACCCATCTGGTGCGGATTGGTGCGTTTCAGCCGTGTTCCGATCCCCCACCTCCAATCCCGATTATCCGACTGGACCAATTTTTCATTCAATCTATGACGACGGAACGCCAAATGGAAAACCATACGGTTTGCACATTGGAGGTTCGCCATCGGTTTCACCACCCGCAGCAGGTAAGAACGCCATTTCAGTTGCGATTTCATTTCCAAACGATTCTTTCGGGGTATTTCCAGGCGCAGGTCCATTGGCAACATCGGTTCTCGTTCCAAGCACCGTTTCAGGAGGAACAGTTGAAATTATCAAAACAGGCTATACGTTCATAATGGCGGGAAGAAGCATATCTGCGCCTGATGGTCCTTCGTTCCTTTACATGGGGAATACCGTTGGCATTACAAACCCTGAAACGGGCGTGATGGAAGCAGGTATTTTTGATTATTCGCAATACCTCATCAACGTCAATGATGATCATTATGGTCCTATCGGCACATCTCCAAATGTCAAACCTCTTTTTGAAACGGAAGCAAGCGGTTATGCAGGGGGAGATGCAGACCATCCAAACGTTCCAACGGCACTACAAACGATTCGAGATAAAGACATGACAACAATTGGTTGTGCTTTGATTGGTTGTCCTTATGTCAATATATTGGCTGGTATGATGGTTCAAGGAGGAATGCCAATTGCAGCCCCAACAAACGACTACTTCACCGCCCTTCAAACAGGGGCAGCGACATACGGGGTAGTTGGAACGGGCGGATCGTTTGGCGATGGCAAGAACTCAGCAGGACCGATTCACTTTGCGGGATTCCTATGCGAAGTTGCTTTATGGAAGCGGGGCATGACCTTTACAGACGCAACCACATGGTTTGCTGGAAAAGACAAATGGTGATTGCATGGCTGCTGATGTTTATTCCCGATACATTGACCCTGCAAAAGCAGGTTCTTGGGGGCGAACATCAACTGGCGAGTTTGCATCTGGCATTTTCGCAATTCACATCACCTACCCTGATACGGAATATGGCGATGGAATAGAGGATTGGGAAGCAGGGGTGAACACACAGGATTGGCGACAGGGCGTATCGTTGCTCATTCGAACTCCTTTGGCATCAGCATCAGCAACAATCGCTGAGGCATTGAATGTGATACCCATTGATTTGAAGCAAGCCAAAGCCGATCACAACAACCCAAATTACACGTATGATTTGGGAACAGAAGAGGCAGCACGTTTTATCGCTGCTAAAATCAATTCACG